AGGTGGAGCCGGAAACCGTATAAATGTGGCTACGCAAGTAGACACATTGGGGGAGGGGCGGCAAGCGCAGCCGTCCCTCCCGTAATTTGTCTGTCATAACAGCCAAATTGGAGCACCATGTACCCCGCAGAATGGCACATTTTCCCCTGTACCGGGAAACTCCCCGCCACACCCCACGGCTTTAAAGATGCAAAGCTGGCCGCAGAATGGCCTGCGGACAGCTTCAAGAACAAAAACGTTGCCCTCGCCACGGGCAAAATCTCAGGCGTTTGGGTCTTAGACATCGACGTTAAGAACGGCGCGCAGGGCGCGTATAGCCTTGAGCAATTAGAGAAAGAACACGGCAAGCTCGACACCCTAACCGCCCGCACATGGTCGGGCGGGCTGCATTACTATTTCAAATACGTCCCAGGCATCAAGACTCGCACAGGCGTTTGGCCGGGGATAGATGTACGCTCCGACGGCGGCTACGTGATTATCCCGCCGTCTACCATAGAGGGGAAGCCGTACAGTTATTTGGATGTGGAAACAATTGAAGGCATAAAAGACACCCCCGCATGGCTTATAAAGGCGCTAACCGAAGCCAAACAAATCCCCAAGTTCCATCTGCCCCGCGACGCAGAAGGCAAAATCCCGAAAGGCAAGCAGGACGACGCCTTGTTTAAATTCGCCTGCTCCATGACGGCGCAAGGCTTTAGCCCTGAGCAGATTAAAGCAGCACTTATGCAAGCCATATTGGATTGCCCACAGGATAAAGACAGGCCGTTCACCGACGCTGATGTTAAAAGGTGGATGGGTGGCGCTGAGAACTACGACCAGGGGAAGGCGAAAGTGAAACAGGCGGAAGAACAGGCGGTAAAGGCGCAGGAGCGTTTAGCCAAAAAGAATGACGCTTTAAAAAAGGCCAAAGAACGCGCCGAGCGTATTTCAGGGCTTGAACGAGCAGGGCTTATCTATAATAAACAGTGGGGAACCCTGACAAGCTGCCAGGCGAATGTCGAGGTACTCGTCAGGCTGAAATATCCCGGCAAGTTTTGGCGCAACGAATTTTCCATGAAAGATTACTTCTACAAATCGGAAATAACCGACGCCATGGTCAACAACATTCACCACGAGCTTGAAGTAGACCAACGGATCGTGTTTCGTAGGGAGCACGTTAACCACGGAGTTGAAAAGCTCTGCGATTCCAACCGAAAGCACCCGCTGCGCGATGAGCTTGACGCGCTTAAATGGGACAACGTACCGCGCCTTGATAGAGTAGCGGTTGAGGTGTTCCGCGCCACAAACGAATTTGCGGATGTGATGGTGAGGAAATGGCTTATCTCAGCCGTGGCGCGCATTTACCAGCCGGGCTGTAAAGTAGACCATGTGCTAACACTCATCGGAAAGCAAGGCATCCGCAAGAGCACAGCGTTCAGTATCTTAGCGGGGCGTGATTATTTCCTAGACGACATCAACGAAATCGGCAGCAAAGACACGCTTATGAAATTCACGGGTCGCTGGATTTGCGAATTTCAGGAATTGGCCGCCCTACAGCGCAGCCAGGTTGAACAGATAAAGGCTTTTATTACCAGGCAGTCGGACGTGTACCGCGTTCCGTTCGGACACAGGGAGGGTGTAAGCCCCAGAACGTGTGTGTTTGTGGCTACCACAAACGACGACCACCCACTTAAACAGGAGGACGAAAACAGGCGCTTTTGGCCTGTGTACTGCTCAATGGACGCAGACGTTGACACGGACAAACTCTCAGAATGGCGCGACCAAATATGGGCAGAGGCCAAAGCCGCTTACATGGCGGGGGAGAGCATCTACATACAAGACCAATTGCTGCTCGGTGAGCTGAAAGCCCAGCAGCGTGACCTCTCAGACACATACGATCCTTGGGAGGACTTGCTTAAAGAAGTGTTGCTGCGGGAATGGTTAATCATGTCAGACGCCTACGAATGCTTAGGAATAGAAGCCAAGCACCAGGACTACAGAGCAACGGAGCGGATCAAGCGAATCCTGCGGCGTAATGGCTTTATAAATGTTAAGCAGATAGGTGGTGGAGAACACCGGGGGAAAAGACCTTGGATTAGGCGGGAAGCGGCAAATACCCAGCCCTGGTATGGGCAAAATTGGCCAGCGAACGCCCCTGAAGTGGTTTAGCACTCAAACATGGTGATTGCTACTTGTCTACTAGTTTTGCGCTCAAGTTGTCTACTAGTAGGCGTAACATGTAACAGCGGTAACGGTCGAAACACACGGGTTTCAAACTTTTCTCACCTAATGAAATATGGATATAGCTGGGTGAAAATCTCCCTATCTAATGTTACTATTGTTACAGGTGTTACATTAAAGCTAAAAAACGTGTAACGCCCTGTGTAACGCTGTAACACCGTCACGGAGGCGCAATGTATTGGCAATTGGTAACGGAAAACGACGTAGAGTGCTACCCGGAAACGGTTGAGATCGAGGTATCTGGTGGTGCGTTGGCAGTAAAGGAAAACGGAGTTTTGGTCGAAGCCTATGCGCCCGGCGCGTGGCGGCATTGCATCAAGTTAACGGGCGAATGTCCCGATTAACAGAAGAACAAAGAAAAAACGTGCATAAAATCATGCACGTTTTTCCTGGGGCGCGGCTTATTGAATGTGGCCGCTCGGCGGACACATTGGTCGAAGTATTGCTGAGAGCTGATCCGCAATGCGCTTTTTGTACAAAAGTTCAAACTTCGCCGCCTCCGGCCCAAACACCCCTAGAAGGTCATCCATCGCCGCATAAGGACTCCGCGCCCGAATTCGAGCGTAGAGACAGTATTTTTCATCAAGCGGAAATTTCATTTTAGCGCCCCCTGTCTGATTCCCTCTTGTTTAAGCCGTTCGTTCAAATTTGCCCCTTAAAACCCCTGTGATTTGGAGCGCTAGGGCTTGTCGGGTATTTCAAAATGTAGTCCTGCCGCCTCAACATCCGTCTGCGCATCCTCAAGCCCCAAGCAGAAGTTCATCCAGCAAGGAGTTTCTGAGTCAGGGTTCATCCCGCCCCCTCCGGCTTCTCAAGTGCGTCTGACGGATCAGCCGCACTCCACTCATAACTATGCCCCACGCTATACTTGCCGCAGTTACAGCAGCGGTAATAGTTCTCCATCGTAGCCGCTTGCACATACCGGCCATGCTTGCCTGCTATCTCCCCTTGCTTATGGATACAATGCTTCTCGCATTCCTTTTCCAGATCGGTCATTAGAGCGCCTCCCTATCAATCTGCTCCACCGCCTTCTTGAGCCACTTGCTCATGACTACCGCCCCGCCAAATAGGAGCGCCACGCCTAAGCCTAGCCAGGCCAAGACTTTCATAGTCTGGACACCTCCACCTCGCACTCTCCCCACGCAATCCCCTGCTATTCGTGCCGCGCTTGCAACCCAGGGCGTCGTAAGCCTTCGGCGTTAAATCCACTATCACCCCGCGCTTGGTGGCCGCCTTTCCCGGCCCGTAATCATTCTGCCGTACGATGATACAGTTATCCTTGTGGCACACCCTGACCTGCTGTCCGAAGCTGCGCGACCTAAGCGCACAAGTCATGGCCTGCTCATCGTATGCTTCCCCGTTGGCTGTGAGCGTGCCGCTCGTGCCCTCAGACTTGGCCGAAGCTATGGTGTAGTAGGTGGCAAGCCCGCTTTCAGCCCACGCTATGCCAGGCACCGCTAGGATGAGCGCGAGAGCTAAGAGGCGGGGCATTAGGCTGAATACACGGCGTTTTCTTTTGCGGTTTCAAAACGATCATGCACCGGAATCGGGTGCTCAAACGGAAATCTGGAATCGGACGTATACACCCAATGGCCGTCGAACATTGGGTAAACTCCTTCCGGAGTGCCGTAGGGTACAGCCATTGGAACCTTGCTCATCCTGCGCGGCCTCAACTCAAGTGTTGGCGTATTAGGGCTCGGCTTAAATGTTTCCTTGTCAACCGGCTTGAGCAGCAAGATTGCGCTATCTTTGCCGCTAGTCACTCCGCGGTTAGTGCAATCATTCCCCATGATGAATACAAGTACGCTTTGAGTGTCGTATTTCATCTTATGTTTAACCTCCCGTAGCGAGTTTTCTACGCAGTCAACATCACAAAAAGCGTCAGGAGTGCCGCAAATATGGTTCATTGTTATCTCCAGCAGTTTCCTTGTTTACAATGGTTTCCGTCCCTACAAGCAGAACAACCGCAATTACAAGGATTCTCACCGCTCATCTTATGCTGTCCCGCTCGCTACACAATCCCGCTTTAATCCATCCGTCACATTCCAGCTTATCGGGTAGTTATTCTCCCGCTCAAACATATATGCCTCCTTGCCCGCATACTTAGCGGGTAGCCATCCAGCCCGATCCATAGCAGCAAGCGCAGTCTGCCGGTAGCAGTCGCCGTAGCCGTATTCCATCGGGCACACAAGCTGCGCGCCGTCCTCGCATCGGGTTATCCTTACGCTGTGATAAGTGTTTCCGTTCACCTTGTCAAACCACCTCGCCGCATTCGCTACAAACTGTATTTTCGCCATTGTTGCGCTCATCTTCTCACCCTCCCATGTTCCGCTTAACAGACTGCGCCAACGTGCCGGCCAACATCAGGTGTAGCACCGGCTCCCATAGATAGACTGTGCATAGCTTAGAGCTATCTACCCTTACCCAATGGCAGACTTCACACTCGATTAGACGGCTCATTGTATCTGTGCCTCCACTTTTCGCCTGACGATTCTGTGCGGATATTGCGGCTCATTCTCCCTATACTCTCGCAGTCTAGCCAATGCTTCTTTGCGCTCATCCTCCGCCGTGACATCTTCCCAGCCGTAGCCATAGGCACCCTGTACGATGTACTCGTGTGTGTGTTCCATTGTCATTCCTCCTGGTTATGCTGCGGCTTCATTCGCCATTGCAAGATATTCCTGCTCACCGGATAGCTGAATAATGCGCGTGTTAATATGCTCCTTTGTGTACAGCTCCTTATCCTTGATTAGCGCCAAAGCATTGACACATCCCACAACTTCCCATGTTCCATCCGCATATTTAATCTTGAAGTATGGCATCGCTCATCCTCTCCGGTTTTCTGGTTGCGTTAGGAACCCGCTTCAAATTCAACGAATGTGCGGAACTGCTTAATTGCTTCTCTGAGCGTATAGCCATAATACGTTTGATGCACCCTGTAACCATTTACGATCATTGCGAGCGTTACGCTTCCGTTGATGTTTCGCGTAATGCTCGGCCTAACCTTCGCGTACATGCTCATCCGCTTCTAGCTCCTATTGTTGGCTTGCCAGCACCATACCCACAAGGAATCATGCCCCTACCCTCAAGCCTAGCTCCCTATCAAGCATATCGCTCAAGATACTCTGTTGAGTCACGCGATAGTTATTCGCTTCAGTCCGGCTATTAACCAGACTGACAAGCGTTCTCCATTGCTCGTCGGTGATGCGGATTGTAACCTTGCGCGTCTTGTTCATCTGAGTAACGGTTCTGCTTTTGCGATACTGATTACCACAAAGCCGTTTTTCTCAGCTTTCGCTTTGGCGCCAGCAACACTAGGCGCCCAAGTTATCCGCTTGCCTTTGGTTGTGAACACTCTGTATCTATTCATCACAAGGTAAGGGTACCATAGGCGCCAGCTTGGTGTCAAGCCTTATTTTAGGATTATTTCAGATAATTCTTGCCTCATGGCATAGCCTATGCTTACCCTATTAGCAGGATGAATCGCTACGGCCCGCGCCGAAAGGGTTTGCCCGCTTCCCAAGTCTTAACCTACAGCGACCTCATATTCTGTCTAGAATACGCCAAGAATGGGCAGAATGGTTCCGCCGCATACCGCAAGGCTCATCCGAAAGCATCGATGGCCACGTCAGAAGTGGAGGCTGTGCGAGTCCTAAGCAAGCCTAGTGTGTCGGATTTTCTAGACAGATTGTACAAATCTGCCATCCCAGATACCATTGAGACTATAAAAAGAGACTTGGAACTTGCCTATAATCTCGCCGTCGCTGCGAAGGATCACAACGCCATTGCCAACATCAGCATGGATAAGGCAAAGCTGGCCGGATTGCTCGTCGATAAGCAGGAAGTTAAGACTCTCACCGACGCTGAAGCAGCTCCATTGCGAGGCTTGGTTGTCAACTCCTTGTCCTGATTCTATATACTCCCCAGGGGTATCAGCCCCGCAGCATCGAATCAGCCCGCTATTTAACATAACGATTATTCTTGGCCCTCCTGTCGACGCTGCTCAACAGCATACTCCCCTCATTTAATGCAACGCTCATCAGGAATCATGGCACCCCTCGACGCTGACAGCGTGCATGATGATTGCATCGTTGCTGATAGACTCGCGCCAGCTCTGCGAGAGTGTGAGCGCAGGGCAGCTTTGAGGAAGCGAGGGTGCCACCCCACCCCTTTTGATTCTACAGATATATCATTAGTACTATCATCCGCGCGGCCACCAAAATTGGGACACTCCATACCATCCGGTATGTTAGACACTCTCTCGACGCTGCGCCTCGGCCACCTGACTCGGCACCGTCGCTGATGGCCACTCCATTCGTCGAGAAAAAGATTGTCGCAAGGACTCCCGAAGAAGCCGCCCTCATCGAGAAGATTAAAGTTGACCCTCTCTATCAGAAAGCGTTCCTGCAGGAGAAAGGTAAGTTCAGCTTCCGCTACTTCTGCCGCGCCATCCTCGGCTACAGCGACATGAACGCCGAGCATGACGCCCTCTGCGAATATCTCCAGCATGACCCTGCCAAGATTAAGCTGATGCTGATGCCCCGCTACACCTTCAAGTCCTCCATCATCACCATCGGCCACACTCTTTGGCTCCTTGCCAATGACCCGAATGAACGCATCCTCCTCTACTCCGACGCCACCGAGAAAGCGGAGGGATTCCTCCTCGGCATCAAGAACCACATTCATGGGCAAGTCTCAGGCTCCCTCTTTAGGGCTATCTTCGGCAAGTGGGAGGTCGATCCCAAGCGCGGCATATGGAACCAATCAGGCATCGTCGTATCCACTCGCAACAAGGGTGCCGTCGAGCCATCCGTCGACACCGCCGGTGTGGAGACCTCCAAGGTTGGCAAGCACTACTCCAGGATGAAGTTTGATGACCTCGTCAGCGACAAGAATATTACAACGAAGGAGCTGATGGATAAGGTCATCCAAGTGTACAAGAACGCAGGCTCCCTCTTGCAACCGTCCGGCTCCACAGACATCGCAGGCACGCGGTGGCACTATGGCGATCTCTACGGACGCCTCCTCGCAGAGTACAAGGGCGACCCCAAGTTCAGCTTCTTCATCAAGAAGGCTCATGAGGGTGACAAATACTTCTTCATGGACATCGGCAAGGACTCGCTCACTCCTGAGTTCCTATCCGCCAAGAAAAGGGAGCAGGGGTCAGCCGTCTACAGTTGCCTCTACCAGAATGAGCCAACCGACGATGAGACCGCCATCTTCAAGACGGCAGACTTCTCCTTCTATCAGCCAAGCGATTTGCCATCTGGCCTCTACATCACCGCCGCCCTCGACCCTATCCCCCCGCATGAAAAGACATCCACAGGGGATGACGCCGCCATCGTCGTCTGCGGCACCGACAAAGAGATGAACATCCATATCCTCGATATTGTTCGAGGCCGCCTTCAGCCATCTGAACAAATAGACGAGCTGTTCCGCCTCCACCAGAAGTGGCATATAAACAGCTTTGGAGTGGAAACCAACGCCTTCCAGAAGGTCATGCGCAGGGACATCGAGTTCAGGTATAAGGAGGAGCGGCTGAAGAATCCCAACTTTCGCTTCTTTCACATCGAGGAGTTTGTGGGCAGCAGCCTCCCCAACAAAGAACTCCGTATCCGAGGACTCCAGCCCTACCATGAAAGAGGGGCGCTCAGATTCCCCGGCACCTCCTTAGACACATTAAAGGGCGTATGGTCGGAGCTAGCCTTCCAACTCATCCAATTCCCCAAGTCCGCCAAGGATGATATCGCCGACGCCTTGGCAGCGGCCTGCTCCCTGCACCGAGCAGGCTCGGAGACGCTCATCAAGAAGGAGTTTCCCCCTACCTCAGCCGCATGGTACGAGCGAGAGATATATCTGAAGCAACAGATTAAGGCGATACAGCGGACTCCTAGATGGAAACGTCCGCCCATGCCGAAGCTTGCGTTCAGCTAACAAGGAGAGAAGATGGCACGATGGGCTATTAAGCACAAGAAGAAGGCCAAGCAGGAGGATGTCGCAGAGGAGAAGGAGATCGAGACTAGCGATGACCCTGCACGGCAGGCAGAGCTAGATCGCCGAGCGCAGTTTGGCTCACAGCCTGACGCCATTCCTCTGCCGCAGGTCGAGGAAGGACAGACTACGCCCGCTAATTTTAACTTGGAGCCTGAGAATGGCTAAGGAGACCGCTATGCCCGAAGCAGAGATGCCCAAGTCGTGGACGATTGTTGACCAGATGAAGCTTGACCAGGACCACTATGGCGCAGAGTGGCACCGAAGGCAGAAGAAGCTGATGGCGAAGAATCGCAACTATCAGCCTAAGCCGTTCCCAGGGTATAAATCATCGGCAGGCAATGGCATGGCGGATGGCGCATAACGCCGATCAGGTATCTCTGAAGCCTCTCAACGTGCCTAAGTTGGCTAAACAGCCTAGCTGGCGCATGAAGGGGACTGTCAGCGTCGAGGAATACAATCAGAAGGCGTTTGCGGCATCGTGGAAGCGAGGGAAATCTAGGTGATCAGGCTAACTCCTGACGAATTAGCAAGGTGGCGGGCTGAAATCGACCTCGGCGTCGAGTTCAGGGACAAGGAGTTTGGGACCTATAGGCAGCAGACTCCTGGCGCGCCTCCTCAGACTACCTTGGCTGGCCGCAACTTGGACTACTTCGAGCAAGGTTCGAGGGAGGACGAGGGGATGCAGCCGCCCCTTAACATTGTCTTTCCCATCATCAAGAATATTGTCCCTAGCCTGTTCTATCAGAACCCCCGTGCCACCGCTATTCCCGATTCCCGTCAGAATACCGCAGGGGATGATGCCTTCTATGTGTCAGAGTTGCTCAACAGAGACCTCCGTGACCCCGACTTCCGCTTCAAGGATACATCGCAGCAGACGGTGTTTGACTCCTATGCCCTCGGCTACGGCGTTGTGAAGATAGGCTATGCCACCGAGCTTGGGCCTGATGTCCTGCCCAACAAGGAGGACAATCGGAAGAAGCTGAAGGAGAAGTTGGATGATGCCAAGGAGAAGGTGTTGGTCAGCCTTGGCCTTAAGGAGCCGAAGCCTATCGAGTCCGAGCCTGAGCAGGTGCAGGCGGATACAACTATTCGCTCAGAGAGGCCATATATCTCCTGGATAAGCCCCTTCGACTTCGTCATCGACCCCCGCGCCAGGGACTTGAACGATGCCAGGTGGGTCGCTCAGCGCATCCGCCGAACACTTGGCGAGATTAAGCGCGACCGCCGCTACGGACAGGCCAAGCATGAGCTGAAGGCTGAGGGGGTGGATGACAGCCGCGTCCCCGAAACCTTCGTGGAGGAGTTTGAGACTGTCGATATATGGGAAGTCCATTATAAGGATATCCTTGCTCCCACTGGCATCCGCGTCCTCACATTCGCCGCCACCCAAACGCAGACCAAGGCGCTCATGCACGATGACTCCGAGTATGACTTGGGCGGATGGCAATATGAATGGCTGGTGCTGAACAAGCATGGGCACCGACTCTATCCAGTATCGACCATCTCCGTCATCAGGCCGCTCATAGACCGCATCAACTCTAGCTTCGATGCTATCTTGGAGCAGATTGACAAGTTTCAGGCCAAGATTGCCTATAACAGCAGGGTGACCGCTGATGGCGAGATGGCCTTGGATAATCCGACCATCGGTGCCAGGGTCAAGATAGAGGGTGAAGGCTCGGTCAGGGATGCTATCGCCGTCATCTCGATGGAGCAGGTCAAGTCGGACATGATGGCGTTCCTCAATCAGGTGCTTGACCTCGTCATCCTTATCACAGGGCTGACTCGCGCTCAATTAACTGGGCTGACCCAAGCCAATACCGCCACAGAAGCACAACTTGGTGCTGCCGGACAGAATCTTAGAAGGACAGATGAGGCGAATCAAGTCGGAGCATGGGTAAATAGAGTGGTTACGAAACTGTGGCGGGTAAAGAGCGCCTTCCAGGATTTAGAGGCGATTGATCTTGAGCAAGAGTCAGCTATGCTAGACCCCAATACGGGGATGCAGACGATTAGTTGGTATCCTCCGATAGATTCAGAGAGAGCATCCAGGCTGAAGAAAGCCCGTTACCGATTTCATATTGAGGTAGGAAGCCTTCAGAAAGCGAATCCTGAGGTGGCACGGAGTCAATTTGAGGCCATGGTTCGGGCATTAATGGAACCCATTGTGACACAAGGACTTGCGTTAGAGGGTAAGAGGTTATCTGCAACAGAAATTATAAGGGTATGGACAAAATTCTTCTCCGAATATGGAATTATTCCTGATATAAACAAGATGGTTGTGCCTGTTTCCGATCCAACGCAACAGCAGTCGCTGCTGAATTATGGGATGAAACCCGAACAGGCTAATGGTCAGCAATCTTTGGCTGGAAGCGTACCCAATATGGCTGATTTAATCAGCAAAAATTCTGGGGAACGTGGGCAGGGGGTACCCTTGGCATGAACACCGGCACCTACCTTGCCACCGATAATGGACTCGTCAAGGTGAGTGATGCTATCCCATCCTTGGCACGGCCCGTCTACTTCAACAGAGGCGGCGTCCCCAACTATGATCCCTCTGCCCGTCGCTGGTTCCAATCCAAGGAGGATAAGCGCCTGTGGCTTAAGGAGAACAAGCTTCGGGAAGGCGGCATCATCAATCCGAAGAAGCGCCTGGAGGGGCATTATCGCAACGCCGCTAAGCCAACAGCAACACAGCGCATCCGCAAGCAGCAAGCTCAGCAATGGGTTCAGTCTCAGGGCGGGACTGAGGGCATCATCACCAGGTTGAAACAAAAGGGGGTAATCTAGGATGGCAGCTACAATGAAGCCTCATCAGGCCACAGCAGAGTGCAACCAGCGTCAGGCGGGCAAGCGCGTGTCCTACAACAACACCAACCGTATGCCGTTCAGCAAGGACGGCGAGGGGAAATACGCTGGCATCGGTGCTAAGGGCGGCACCATGGGCAAGGGCGGTAAGCGCGGATACTGATGCCTAAAGGGACAGCCGTCCATAAGATGTACGAGGCTCTGATGCGGCATGGCAAGTCCAAGGCTTCAGCAGCCAGGATAGCCCAGGCTAAGACAGGCAAGGCATTAGCTACCGGCAAGAAGCCTCGGAGGAAGCGCTGATGCAGACTAAGGAGCTTAACTCCCTGTGGAAGCAATCCATAGTCAAGGAGAAACTGCGCCATACCAACTCCGGCAAGGGGCATAAGGGTGACAAGTTCAGCGTCCCCGTGGACATCAGCAACTTTGCCCCATCCTACAGGAAGAAGTCCAGATGAAGAATGACCTTCTCATCAAGGCCATGCTGGCCAATCAGAAGCTCCTACTCTCCGTCCTCAAGGACATGAAAGATGAGGATGAGGAGGAAGAAGATGAGGATGAGCAGAAGCCCATGCGGATGGAGACTCATATCCGTGACGCCATGGTGCAGGCCATCAAGATGACCCGCTCTCCGCATAGGACGATAGGCAGCAACTACTGATGGGCTACGCCGACTCGACAGGCGCTGATGTAGTCAGCATCGGGAATATTGGCATCACAGGCACATCCCTTAATGTGTCCGCTGTCCAAAATGTCTCCGCTGACTCCAATAACTCCTCATCAACCAACCTGTCTGCGGCAAACTCCTACACCTTCACAGGCACATCGACATCCAGTCTTGGCGTTGCAGGCATACAAGTCAGCCTATTTGCCGACCAAGCCTGCATCATCAAAGTCCAGCAATCTCCCGATGGCACTAATTGGGACTTATCTGACCCATACTACTACACCGCCAGTTCCAACTTCGGAGTGACCGTTCAGGCCATATCATCCTATCTCCGCGTTGTGGTAACGACCATGAGCGCCACAACCACCGTGTTCAGGCTTCAGACAGCTCTCTGTCCGATTGTGGAAGCTGTGCCTCGCTCACTCGACCCTCTAGGAAATCTCAAGGTAACCCTACAGACTGACCGTTTCGGCAATCCTATTGAGAACTCAACATTAGGTGAAATGCAGGTTACAAAGAGGGTCAGACTAATCGGTGCACAGTTTGACGGTAATACGCTTGATACGAACTTCTGGAATACGGGGACATCGACTGGAACGGTCACGCAGCTTAATTCTAGTCTATCTGTCACAAGCGGAACCGCCAATGGTCATTATGCTTCCATATGGTCAAGCAGGCGGGCTAGGTTCGTCACAGGCTCATCCAACAAGTATCGCGCCCATATCCGTCTTGAGGACACAGGCACAGCCAATGTTAAGCGCCGTTGGGGATTAGCAGAGGTATCAAACTATACATTCTCGGTCTCAGGCACACCAAATGTCGTTGCGGGCAATGTGTATACCAACAACTCTCAGACATTCACGGTAGGAGTATCAGGAACGGGAGTATCCGCAGTCAGCATGATGGGCACAGGCGCTCCTGCTGCGGCTCCAGGCACACTAACCCAGGTTGTTGGAACAGGCGGCAATCTCTCCTACACCGCCTTTGCAACTCAAGCCATAGTCACAGATGGCGCATACTTTGAGCTAAATGGGACAACATTCTCTGTAGTCACCTGCAAGGGAGGCTCGGAATCAAGAGTCTCATCCGGCTCATTCAACGGCCAACTTGGCTATACCTATGCTCCTACTACCAACAACACGATATATGAGATAGCCTACGGCAACGGCTCCGTCACCTTCATCATCGGCCAAGTCCCACTGCATAAAGTAACCGCCTCATCTGCAAACTGGACAAACTCTATCCACCTCAACATCTTTGCAGACGCTACCAACTCAGGAAACTCCTCGGCAGTATCATTCTTCGTCCGAGCCATGAATATAACCAGAATTGGTGAGATGGAGACGGCTCCAAAGACATATAGAATCATAGGCAACGCTGCTACCTACGTCCTGAAGTACGGACCTGGCCGCCTGCACAAGGTAATCTACAACAACACATCTGGAACCAGTATTACCTTTTATGATGACATTAGTGCTAATGCCAATGTATTCGGTATAATCACAACTGCTGCATCAGCTTTAGGATCATGGGATATATTGGCTGACTTCAACTACGGCCTTACCATCAAGACGATTGGAAATGACCTTGATGCAACAATCGTGTATGAGTGATGCCAGCCAATCCTAGATACAATGCCCAGGCCACCCGTACCCGGCCTAACTATAGCGGAAAGAAGATGGCGAAGAAATCAGCCAAGAAGAAATCTTGCAAGAAGTAACACATGATATTTCTGACTCCGACTGATCATCGGGGTCGCCAACATAGACTATAGGGGGCAAATCGGCTGCCGATGCTGGTTTGCCCCTTTTGTTGGAGCTAGGCGATCAGGGTGCATAGCCGCCTCACCCACGGCATGGCGCAGCCGAACTCGCCACGGCGCACAAGGAGCAGGGCAATGCCGAACTACGATGAGGGTCAGCAGGATAGACAGGACTATGCTCCGCCTTCAGGCTGGAAGCCTTCAGCCGATAAGGTGGACGCATCTGGCTATTCTGGCCCTGGCGCACAAGCAGCCTCGCCACCTGCCGACGCAGAAGCCGCCCCGTCAGCGGAACAGGAAGCAGCTTCCGACGCCCAGGTATCGGAGCAGGCAACTCCGCCAACAAGCCAGCCTGAGCAGAAGAAGTTTAATATGCCTCCGCCTGAGAGATGGGCAGAGGTAATCAAGCAGAAAGAGGAAGCGGAGAGGCGAGCGTCAGAGGCTCAGCGTCTAGCCGAGCTTGCCTTGCAGAAGCTCCAAACGCCAACCGCCCAAGTACAGCCTGAGCCTGACCCCTATGCGGGCATGGACGATGCCACGGCTAATTGGTATCGCCGAATGGATGCCCGCATGGAGGAGCGAGCCGCCAAGATAGCCGACCAGAAGCTCCAAGGCGTCCTGCAGTCCTTGAACATAGGCAGGCAGGAGCTAGCGGCCATCAAGGTGGCCCAGTTCCGCAAGGACAATCCTGAGATAGCTCAGGGTTCACCTGAGGAAGCGGCCATAGCAGGCTACGTTCAGGGCGGCATGGACTTGGACACGGCCAAGAAACTCGCCCTCTACGACAAGCTCGAAGCGGAAAATCGAGCGCTCAAAGGTAAACAAGCGGCTATCCCCCGAAAGGTTGCGGCATCCAATGCGGAGTCGTCCTCTGGAATCCCCGCAGGCGCTGGCCTACCGCCTAAGCAAGGCGATTGGCGAGACAAAGCCTCGGAGATACTGGATAAGGGCGGCAACCTTCAGGATGTCCTACACAACGTTTTCGGAGGAAGGCGCTAACTCAATGAGGCGATTGTATGCCAGCTAATGCTAATTACAACGCCCAACAGTCGCGCACACAGCCGAACTTCGGCGACGAAGTGTTCGATGGGATATCCTCGAACAACTCGGTTGTCTGGATGCTGCGGCAGTCGGGCAACATCAAGATCAGCGAAGGGGGTCGTACATTTACCCATCCGCTGATGTACGCTCTGAACAGCTCATTCGCTGCCAGGGCGCATGACGGCACCGTTCCGACGCCTGATGCTCAAACGCACACGCACTCGGAGTGGAATGTTCGCACCATCAGCGGTTCCATCACGCTGTTCAAACTGCACCAGGCCATGAACCAAGGCAAGGCGCAGATTATCAAGTACCTCTCGGAGAAGAAGGACTCGGCCGCAACCTCCATCGCTGAAATCTTGGGCGATGCCTTGGTCGACGGTACGGGAACCGACCCCGATTGGGACTCGCTTGAGACCATCATTGCCACCACCAACACGACCACCGTTGGCGGCATCGCTGGCTCGGATGCGTCTTGGCAGAACTATGCGGCCACGCAGGCGACGGCCTTCAACACGACCAACGCGGGCATCACCTCGATGGACGCGGCGGTTCGCGGCTGTACCTTCGGCAACAAGTCTCCGAGGGCAATCTTCACCACGTCCGTCCTGTTCGGCGGCTACTACGTCAGCCAAGCAGGAAACATCCGCTACTACAACGAGGAGCTTGCCGACGCCCATTTTGAACACTTGAACTTTGGGCGCAGGCCGGTTCTGTGGGACGACAACATCGACACGGGCAGGATGTACTTTGTGGACACCGACAGCCTCTGGCTTCAGGTCTTGAAGCAGGGCAACATGGTGACCACGGAGTTCATCGCTTCGTCCAACCAGCTCTCGGATGTCGCACTGATGTACCTGTTCGGCAACTTGACCACGGGTTCGCGGAGAACCCAGGGTGTTGTATCGTTTACCGGCGGCACGGGCGGCGTGTAACAGAGGAGGAGATGCAGATGAAGAAGCTACTTGCATTAGCCACCCTGTTTACGCTTGGGCTGGCTGGAAACGTGTTTGCTGATGGGATGCGGAATGTTGTCGGCCCGACCACGGAAGGGGCCGCTCGCATCACGGTCAGCGCTTACAACGACTCAGGGAGCGACCTGACCTCTGGGACGGTCGTTATCTGGGACAACGATGACACAGAGTTCGACCGCACGGGTTATCCGTACATCACAACCGTTGCTGGAGCTGACAGCGACTGGATAGCGGGTGTTACGCTTGACCCGACGTGTATCTCTGGAACGATGTGTGAGGTCGTTATCTACGGTTGGGCGTGGACTCGCATCGCCGACTCAACGGATGGCGTTGCTGAGGATACGACCGTATCAACTAGCTCGGTAGCAGGATTGGCAGGAGACTGGGGAGCAAGCGCAAATACTTGCTATCTCGGCATCCTAACCGAAGCCTACGACCGTTATACGGGTACGGATATCGGCACAGATACCGCCGTGTACCCGGTGTTCGTGAACCCTGGCTGTGAGGACTAAAACAGCATGAGAAAATGGGAGATCGCTTGGGCAATCCTGCTCGGCGGTCTCCCTTTCTCACCTTTCCTCTTTAGGCCACACTTGGATATATGGCACGCCCAAACTCTATGGGTACACTTAGGCACGGTCATCCTGCTTGGCCTATGGCTGTGGGATGGCAAGGTCAGCTTGGTGCCGTCCAGGCCGATGGCCGCATGGGCGATGTGGACAGGCATAACCTTGCTGACCACATGGACTCAGATGATGATTAAGTCCAAACTGTATGCCCTGCCGATGCTGATGGGGCTTCTCCATGTCCTAACCATCATCATCCTAGTTACCATCGCCACCTCCACATGGGATGCCCATGCCGTAACCTTCCTCTCCAAGGTAATCGCCATCTCAGGCGTCATTGTCCTGGCCTACTGCCTCCTCCAGCTCGGCAACATGGATGAGTTCTTTGCCAGCAAGGACGAGACCATGAATCAGGATGCCCTCGTCGGCACCATTGGCAATCCCACTCATCTTGCCGTCTATCTATCCATGCTACTCCCCATCCTGTGGAGCCAGCCAGGCAAGCGATGGTATTGGGCCGGCGGGCTATGCCTCCTTATCCTCTTGCTGTGCAAGTCCACCACAGGCTTAGTCGCCGCCATGGCCTCCACCCTCATCGTATTCTACTTTCAGGACAGGCGACTGTGGAAGGTTATCACCCTTATCAGCTTATTCGGCCTCATCTTCATCGGGCTTAACCGTTATGATGTCATCAATCCGCATGGCCGATGGGAAGCCTGGCAAGCCTTCTGGGCATACTTTCAGAGGAAGCCTATCACCGGAAATGGCCTCGGCTTCATCATGGCCCAATCCGCCGCCATCAAGGAA